CCTTGCAGTAATATATACACTGTTACTAATTATAGCTGTTCTATGGTGGACTATATTTGACCCACCCAACGAGAGGTGTTGATATGAAAAGAGGCAGACCAACTAAGTATAAACCAGAGTACTGTCAAGATATGGTAAACTTTTTCACTGCCCCGCTATCTGCGGATGACCCGGAATTACCGTTCTTTTCAGCGTATGCACGAAAGATTGATGTTAACACAGACACTCTTATCGAATGGCGGTCAGTACACCCAAGTTTTTCCGTGGCCTATAGTAAATGCAAGGAGTTACAGAAGGAAGTCCTCGCTAAATATGGGCTTAACGGCGGCTTTAATGCGACCTTTTCGGTGTTTACAGCAAAGAACATCTTAGGGTGGCGAGATGTGCAGGAAATCAAGCAGGAGATTAAGGCCGAGTATGATATATCCCCTGCTTTAGCGGATATGTTCAACAAAATGTACCAAAAAGGCGAGAAATAGCAAAAATAGCCATTTTCAAATATCTAATGATTTCAATAGGAAAATGCTATATCGCCACCGGCGGGAGACCATGCAGGAAATAACGACCAGAGACCAAGCGCATGAGTTTTACGGGCAGATATTAGCCAGGGCAAAAAAAGAGGGTGCGGCAGCGCAAAAGAAAATAGCGGGCATGCTCGGAGCTAATGATTTGTTTTACTTATTGGTGTACGTGCTTGACCGTGATGATGTTGATTGCGATTGGCTGTTCGCTCGTTGCAGGGAAGTACAGCGTAATCCTAACGGGTATATAGACCTCTGGGCAAGGGAACATTACAAGTCAACTATCATTACATATGCGCTTACAATACAGGACATAATCAACGATGTTAACACCAGGATTGCGATATTCAGTGTTACCCGGACGGAAGCGATTAAGTTCGGCAGCGAGATTAAAAAAACCTGCGAAAACAACACGAAACTATACGACCTGTGGCCGGATGTATTTTGGAAAGATCCGCTAAAAGAGACTCGCAAGAAAAGTGTAGCATGGTCTGATGAAAAAGGATTAACCTTTAAGCGCAATGCCGTCTACAAAGAGAATACTCTTGAGTGCTGGGGTCTTGACGCAATGCCAACAGGCCGACACTATCCCATCAGAATATATGATGATATTATTACAGAGAGACACGTAACCAACCCGGAACAGATAAAGAAATCGATGGAAGGCTGGCGATTAAGTGCCAACCTGGGAAGTGCTGCGCCCATAAAACATTATAAGGAAACCAATATCAGGCGCATAATCGGTACAAGGTATCACCAAAACGATCCATACGGCCAGATTCTAAAAGAAAATATAGCAACTCCACGTATACACACAGCCACCGATAATGACAGAGAAGATGGCAAGCCTGTATTTTTTACTCCTGAACTGTTAGCGGACAGGCGCAGAGATAACGGGCCATATCAATTTGCGTGTCAGTACCTCCAGAACCCAAGCGCAGACGAAGCGCAGGGGTTCAACCCAGCGTGGAATACACACTGGAACGCACGCAAATGGTCACATTTAAACAGATATTTATTATGCGATCCTGCGGGCGAGAAAAAGCGAAGCCAGGGGCATGACCCGGACTATACTGTCATGCTTGTAATCGGGCTGGGCGAGGACAAGAACTATTATCTAATTGACGGTATCAGGGATAGAATGAACCTGACACAGCGCACAGAGGCTCTTTTCAGGTTACATCGGCAATATAACCCGATTAAAACCGGGTACGAGAAATATGGTAAGGATAGCGATATAGAACATATTGAATATGTAATGGAGACCGAACATTATCGGTTTCAGATAACGCAGCTTGGCGGGAGTATGCCGAAACTGGATCGTATAAGGAAATTGATACCACCGTGGGAGTCAGGACGGATATATTTACCTTTTACCTGTCCCTTTATTGATTGTGAAAAAAAACAGCGAGACTTAGTGCAGGAGCTGAAAGACGATGAATTATTGACATTCCCGGTTGGCAGCCATGACGACATACTGGACTGTTTTGCACGGATACTTGACCCTGAACTTGGCGCTGAGTTTCCCAGGAGTAAAACCGAGAGGTATCATCTAAAACATACGCAAAGAGCCAAAACCGAGTATGATGTATTCGCAAACATTTGATACAGTAGTAACAAAAGAGGTTGATTGTCCTGAGTGTTTTAAACAGCACAAAGACGTACCATATAGATATATTGATATACTTAATGAAAATAAAGATGTTGTTGGCCATGTAGCTCTTGGGTTTATGCCCAACGGTGAGTGTGTAGCGCATTTAGTGTTTGAGATGTGGTCGAGGGGCAGTTTTAAAGCATTTAAAACGGGTATGTTTGGCGCAATTATACCAGGGCTTAAAGAGTTGGGCGTTAAAAAGATAGTTGCGGTTAATTCGGCTAAAAACAAGAATAAGTGGATACGATTCATGGAACTGATACATTTCAGTAAGCCGGAAGAATTTTTATACGCAACAATGGAGGTATGACATATGGCAACTGGAACATTCGCAGCTTGGGCATCAATTATAGGCTCTTTAGCGAGCGCTGGTGCATCTATATACGGCACTACCCAACAACGGAGCATGGCCGATAAAGCTCGCAGAGAACAGAGGGCAGCAGCAGCAAAAGCGACAGCCGAAGCAAAAGCCGAAAGAGAACGAATTGAGAACCTTGAAAGAGAACGATTGGAAAGATTAAGAAAGAAGGGCGCACAGTTACCGCCATCGTTATTGTCAGGCATGTCGGGAGCAACAGGAAGCGCTACAACTCAAAAAACAATATTGGGGTGATGATATGGCAATTAGTTTTACACCTGCTGAAAAGAAACGCTTAAGAAAGATGCGTGATATACAGTTAAAATATTTAAAATATTCAAAGCGTCCAAAATATAAGTATATGTCTGATAACCCGTGGTCTGTTAATAATGTTCCAGGAGATAAGGAGTTGTGGGAAAGGTTTCAAGAGTACAAGACATATGGTTCGAGCGGAAAACCAAAACCACCTGAAACATGGCTGACAAGGCGAAAGGCTTTAATGGGTCGCAGATACACAGGTACGCCAGCAGGTGGCTTTTCTGGCGTATTGGGAGGCGCACCCGTGCAGAAGAAGAAACTCTTAGGGGCATAAAGAGGGGACAATATGCCAACAAGCACAAACGTATTATCATTTACAGAAGGACAGCCGGCGAGTTTGAATGCCAAGCTGATGCGGAAACACAAGTTTCTGGATAAGCAATATTCTGAGCATAAGGCTATACACCAGGATATATCGAAGTTTATATCTGTTGGCAGGGGTAGATTTATAGATCAGGGATATACGCCTTACAGAGACGTTAAAAGGGGTTATAAACTAATTGACCCGACACCTGCTCAGGCGCTAACAGTTCTTGGAGCCGGATTACACGGTGGGCTGTCTTCTCCTGCCCGTCCGTGGGTCCAATTAGGGCTGGAAGACTCTGACATGAACAAATATGGGCCGTTTCGCAACTGGATGGACGATGCTGAAAAACGGCTTGCCTCGATATTAAAAAAGTCTAATTTATACAACATGATACATGGTGTGTATGAGGAGCTTGGTGCTTTTGGTATAGGTTGCGTACTTATAGATGACCACCCACAAAACCTGGTTCAATTTCATCAATTCACAATAGGCGATTACCGTGTTGCAGTTAATCCTGACGGTATGTGTCATACAATGACCAGAGAGTTTAAGATGGCTGCTTTCCAGGTTGTTGAGTTGTTTGGTGAAGAGAATTGTACGGACAAACTCTTAAAGCTGTATCGTACCAACGAGTTTGAGTGGGTTACAATTATACACGTCATCGAACCGAACACCGACAGGGATATAAATAAAATTGATTATACCAATATGCCTATCAGGTCTGTATATTTTGAGAAAGGCGAAGATTCTAAACAGTTGAGTTATAAAGGTTATCAGGAAATGCCTTTAGCTACTCCGAGGTGGTCTGCGCTTACTAACGAGGCTTGGGGTTGGGGCCCTGGGCTTTTGGGTCTTGGGCTGTCAAAAGCTACACAAAAGATGGAAAAAACATCATTAAAGCTCACAGACCTTGCAGTTGAACCACCGATGGGCGTACCACCATCGTTGAAGGACAGAATGCTTGATCTTACGCCGGGAGCTAAAAACCCGATAGGTATAAGCGAGGAAAACGGTTTGTTCCCCCTCATTAAAGTTGATCTTGGCGGTCTTGGTGCGCTTGACGGTAAAATAGATAATTATAACAGTAAAATAAGGTCATTATTTTATAATGATCTGTTTATGATGATTATCAACGATAGAATGGGGAAGGCGACAGCAACGGAGATATTAGAAAGGCACGAAGAAAAACTTTTAATGATTGGTCCTGCTATCGAAAGACAACTGCATGAACTATTAGATGTTATTGTTAATGTTACTCTAAACAAGGCATTAAAAAACGGAGTCATTCCACCGCCACCGCCAGAACTAAGTGAGGCTGAATACAAGATTGAGTATATCAGCCTCCTGGCTCAAGCTCAAAAACTGGTAATGAGTCAGTCTATGCATGCATATCTCGGTATGGCCGAGAGGGTGGCAATGCTTGACCCATTTACGGTTCACAAAACCGATTGGAACGAATATCTTGATCAGTTCGGCGATATGGTTGGTCTGCCTGCCAAAATAATGAATGATACTGATGAGGTTGAGGAGATGAAAGCGCAGTCTCAGGAACAGCAGGCGAAAGAGCAGCAAATGATAGAGCAGCAGGCAGCCGTACAGAATATTAAAGACTTAGGGCAGGCGAGTACGGAATCAGGAACGGTCTTGTCTGAATTGAAGGACGCAGCAACATAATGAATAAAAAACAATCATTAGAAAACAGTCTTAGCGAGCTAAAGAAAGAAGCCAAGTTCAACCAAGCACTGAAAACCGTTTTTAGCACGGATGACGGGTTGCGAGTGTTTGAATACATTTTAAACCTTGGTAATTTTGGTGGTGTAATCAAAGGCGATTATTCTTGCGGTGCTCATGCTGTATCAAGCCAGATTTGGGCAGATGTGGCTAAGGCAGCACCCGAAGTGGTTAAGGCTTTTATTGACTTAAGATGCCATGAAGTTTTTACAGACAGGCAGAACAGGTTTAAACAATTAGAAAATCAGCTTAAGGAGGTTGAAGATGAATGAATTTATTGAGGCAATACCAGAGGATATAAGAGATAGTGAGCATTTAGCAGGCATTGAGGACACAGGCACTCTTGCAGCAAAGTTTGTGGAAAAGATGTCAACACCACCGGATTTTACAAGCCTGCTACCAGAAGATTTAAGAGAAAACGAAGCATTAAAAGATATGGATGCCGGGAAGCTTGCGGCATCTTATTTGGAGCTCCAGGATAAAGTTCCGGCTGTACCGGACAGTCCTGATAAATACAATTTCGATTTCCCTGAGGATATTCCGTTTGATGAGGCAAGCCACAAGCTCTTTAAGGAGTTTGCTTTTAATGAAGGACTTACGCAGCAACAGTTTGAACGGCTTAATGAGTTTGATATTAAGCGCATCGCTGGGGTTATGGAGTCTTTCGAGGCAAAGCGTAAAGAGTCGTGGGAGCAGATCAGGCAGGAGACCGGGCTTGAGGAAGCCGAGATTGAAAAGAGGATAGAATCGGTTAGTGAGGCTTTAGGGTTAGGAGAGTTAGCGGAAAGATTAGATTTGAGGGCTGACCCTGATTTTGTGAAAGCCATGCTGACCATTAAAGATAAAATCTCCGAGGATGTACTTAAATCGGGCATTCCCGGAAGTAAAGAAAGGCCGAGGGGTGTGGACGGTCAACCTGTGATAGTATTTAAGGATATGCCCGCCCCGCAGCCATAGGAGACTTAAAAAATGGCAATGGATGTGAACGAAAACAGATTGGGTTTAGTGGAAGTCGTTAAACGAC